ACGACATCATCAAGCTAGCGCAAGAGGCGGCATCGGTTTACGCCACTGAAACGTGGACGTTTAATCTGGCTGTCAACCAGCTTGCACACTTTGCTGCCCTTGTTGCAGAGCGCGAACGTGAGGCGTGTGCGAATCTGTGTGAGCAGTGGAATGCAAGTCACCCTGACGCACTTGCCAAAGCCATCAGAGCAAGGGGAAACACATGAGCCGCTTACTACACGCTGCCGCCCGTGGGGCAAGGATTGAAGATAACGCTTTGGGCCGGTGGACAGGGTCGGAGTTTGTCTACCTCGAGAAAGATGTTTGGTATTCCTACCGCATCCACCCCAATGACAAGCATCTCCAATACGGCCCGATCAGCACGGCGCTGCGGGAGGTTGCGCTAACGGGTGACTGTGAAGATGCTGACGTTCCTTACTGCCGGGTTGAATTTGAACGCGAAGACGGTTATTGGAGTAGCACCGAAGAACAGCGCATTGTGTTTCTTTTAATCTTGGCCGAAGCACTGGCCGATGAGGGGATGTAATGACTGACAAAGAACTAGTTGAACTGGCGGCGAAGGCTGCGGGGATTGAGATTCATAGCTATGACCCAATCAGTGATCGAATTTACACGCCTCGTTCTTTGCCAATGTTGGAGGGGTCTTACTTGCATACATGGAACCCACTAACCGACGACGGCGATGCGTTGCGGCTGGCGGTGAAGTTGTGTTTGTTTATACAGATTAACACAGCCAGTGCTACGGCATGGCTTTGGAGAGGGGAACATTGGTTTGAAAAAGCCGAAGATTACGAAAAAGATATGAGTGCAACAACCCGCCGCGCCATTGTCCGCGCTGCTGCTGAAATTGGAAGGAGTATGAAATGACAGGATTTAAATCAAAGCGCCAAGCCGCGCAGGCCAAGCTGGACGATGACACGCAGGTCTATGCCGAACTGCTGACGGTTGTCTACCAGCGGGGGATTGCCGACGGTAAGAAGGCAGCACAGCGCAAGCCACTGACCACAGAAATGGTGCTTGATCTGTTTGACGCGCACAACGTTTACGGCAGCAAGTGGCTGGAATTTGCCCGAGCCATCGAAGCCGCCCACGGCATCAAGGAGGAGACATGATTACAGTCAAACAGTTAATGACCAACCCGACACAATCATCTCCGGACGGCAAGCACTGGGAGCCTGCACTGCCGGAACCTAGCTGGGTGTGGTGGAAGATACGACTTAGTGACGCTTGGGCCGTCTGGCAGGGAAAAGCAATTGCAGTCCGTCAAACAACTAAAGCCGACCTCGGCATCAAGGAGCAGCCATGACTGACATAAGACAAGCCGCGCAGCAGGCGCTGGAGGCATTAAAACAACTTGACGGGATAGACACCGAAACAGAGTGCGTGACCATTGACGCGGGTGATGTAATCACCGCCCTACGCACTGCACTGGAGCAGCCACAGCAGGAGCAGATGCGTATGCCAAAAGCAGGCGACAAAGTGATTTGTCTAGAGGACGAAAGTTTTGGGGAGGTTGTGTCTTTGACCGCTGGGGGATCGCCTGACGTTACCTTTGATGATGGATCGCGGGGGACATACATGCTGGGTGAGTTTGCTGAATTGTTTGGCTATGTCACCCCACCCGCAGCACAGCCAGTGCAGGAGCCTACCTGCCCCAAATGTAAAGCCGCTGTACTCTACGAATGCGTGGCTTGCAGTAACAACAACTATCCACCTAGGCCAGAGCAGCAAGCCGAGTCATGCGTAGGAAAAGACCCGCGATGCCCTTGTCAAGATGGTGATGCGTGTCATTACAAAGACTGTGGTAACACGAAGGCATTGCCAGTGCCGCAAGCCGAGCCGGTGGCGTGGATGGCAGATACTGGGTCGGTGGCTAGTTTGAATGAAAAAGAACAAGGGTATGTGCTAAAAAGTGCATTCAATATTCCTCTTTACACCACCCCACCCGCAGCACAGCGCAAGTGGCAGGGTCTGACGGATGAGGAGATAGATATCATCTACCAAGGCGCGGGGAAGCATGATCTTTTGAACGCCCGAGCCGTTGAATCCAAGCTGAAGGAGCGCAACACATGAATGAATCATTGACCGAAAAGGTCTTGATTGCTATAATGTTCATTGGATTTGTGGTAGTCATTTGCCTGCTGCCTGACCTGTATTAGCGAATTGAAAGCGAATCGGTTACATCAAACAATACGGAGAGAAATCATGGCAGAGAGAATTTACATTGTCCGCAACACCCACGGGGCACGCCTCGTCAAAGCCAACCTGCGCCAGCAGGCCCTGAGCCATGTTGCAAGCACCGAGTACACGGTCCGAGTGGCAACTCAGGACGACTTGGTCCAACAGCTCACCGTCGGAGCCAAGATCGAGCAGTACAAGGACCCGGAACAGCGAGAGCTGGTCGAAGAGAGCGAGTCGCCCGGGAATTGATTCGGAGATCCATGTGACTTTCAGCTCGGATTGGACCGCGTGGATCAACACAAATACGGCTGCGGGTGTAAAACCAGATGTCATCTTCGGAATACTTCTCCGGCATGGCTTTGGGTACGAAGCAATATGTCAAGAGATTGGCTACACACCAAGCGTGCCGCTGGACAAGTTGCTGAACCCTTACCGTGCGCCGCATGAGTTTCTTCAGAATTACACTACCACAGGCTTTGAGAAGTTCAGCGTGCCCAAACCCCTGTTTGACAAAGTGTTGGCTTTTTACAACGAGAACAAAGCCAGCGAGAAGGATGAGGACGTAAAGGAATTCATCTTCAACGCACTGTCGGCCAGTAAACCAAGCTCCACCGTTGAGCTGCCGGACGCGCTGCGCAGAGAGATCCATGACGTCCTGCGCCCGTTAGTGGCTACATGGAGCGGCAAGGCCGTGGACCCCACCTACGTGTACGGGATACGGGTCTACAAGGACAAGGCGGTCCTGAAGCCACACCGAGACAGGATAGAGACCCACATCTTCGGAGTCATCATCAACGTGGATCAGGACGTGCGTGAGGACTGGCCATTGATGATTGAGGATCACGCCTATGAGCCGCATCAGATACTTTTGGCCCCCGGCGAGATGATCTTCTACGAATCCGCCCGACTGAAGCACGGTAGGCCAGTACCGCTGGAGGGCAACGCCTATGCCAACCTGTTCTGCCACTTCACGCCAAGCGATTACAAACCACTGAGTATCAGGTACGATACCGCCTAATTAACGGACGAGGAATAAGGTCATGCCAGAAACCGCCGCAAAGCCATCAAAACGCGCTACAGCAGCCCCAAAGCCCAAAGCCAAGGGGGTAGTAGCCAAGAAGCCTACAGACGCTCCCAAGGGTGAGAAACAGAGCTACAACGAGTGGCGCGATAAATGGCACCCAGAGCCCGGCAAAGCCCCAAAGAAGACAGGCAGGCCAAGCAAGTACACCCCAGAGCTTGTAGCAGAGATCTGCCAACGCATCAGTACGGGTGAGCCACTCAGGCAGATATGCAGGGATGACCACATGCCGCACTGGACTCAGGTCTACGAGTGGTTGAGTCGCGATGAGGGTCTTTCCCTACAGGTCGCACGCGCACGGGAGGCGGGTTACGACGCCATGGCCGAGGAGGCTCTCGAGATTGCCGACACCCCGAAGCTGGGAGCCAAGAAGGTTTTCAGCTCTGGCGCTGAGGATGATGAGGACAGCGTGACGGTGACCGAGGAGGACATGCTTGGCCACCGCAAGCTCCAGATTGAGACGCGCCTGAAGCTTCTGGCCTGCTGGAACCCCAAGAAGTACGGCACCAAGGTGGCGGTGGGCGGTGACCCCGGCAACCCGATCCAGATCGAGGCGCAGGTGGAGGCCGACAACTTTTTGGCCACCATCATGAAGAACGCGGAGTTGAAACGGCAAGTCTCGGCAAATGAATGACATCGCGGCGATCGTCTCTGACCCGGAGGTCAAGAGGCACTTAGCTGCTGCAAGCCCACAGTACCGTCTAGCGTGGGCGTGGCGCATGTCATGGTTCAGTACCCAGCATACCCATCAGATCCTGCCGCCGGGCGACTGGTGGTCGATCTGGCTGATGCTGGCCGGACGTGGAGCCGGGAAGACCCGCACGGCTGCAGAGCAGATCGCTTGGTGGGCCTACGAGCAACCCGGCACCCGCTGGCTGGTGGCTGCCCCCACCTCGGCTGACGTCCGAGGGACCTGCTTTGAGGGTGACTCCGGCTTGATGACCATCATCCCCAAGTCACTGGTGGCTGACTACAACAAGACGGCCCACGAGCTGCGCCTGACCAACGGCTCGCTGATCAAGGGCATCCCGGCGTCGGAGCCTGAGCGCTTCCGGGGGCCGCAGTTCCATGGTGGATGGTGCGACGAGTTGGCGGCATGGGACTACCTCCAAGAGGCATGGGACCAGATCCAGTTCGGCCTGCGGCTGGGCAAGCGCACCCGGCTCATCTGCACCACCACCCCCCGCCCCAAGGACCTGATCATTGAGCTGATGGGCCGCGAGGGTGACGACGTGGTCATGACGACCGCATCGACCTACACCAATCTGGCCAACCTGTCTGAGAACTTCCGCAAGCAGATCCTGAGCTACGAGGGCACGACCCTCGGGCGGCAGGAGATCTACGCCGAGATCATTGACCCCGAGGAGGGTGGGATCGTCAAGCGGGACATGTTCAAGCTCTGGCCTGCCGGGCGGGCGTTCCCCAAGTTCGAGTACATCCTGCAGTCCTACGACGTGGCCACCTCGGAGAAGGTCCAGAACGACCCGACGGCCTGCATCACGTTCGGCGTGTTCAAGCCACAGGATTCCCCTATGAGCGTCATGGTCATTGACTGCTGGCAGGAGAGGATGCAGTACCCTGACCTGCGCCCCAAGGTCATCGAGGAGTACGAGACCGTCTTCGGCGAGGGCAAGGACCGCAAGCGGGTTGACCTGCTGCTGATCGAGGACAAGAGCGCCGGGATCTCCCTGATCCAAGACCTCCAGCGGGCCCACCTGCCGGTCAGGGCCTACAACCCGGGGCGGGCGGACAAGCTCCAGCGCCTGAACATCGTGTCCAACATCATCGCCCGTGGCCGGGTGTACATCCCCGAGTCGGACCACCGCAAGGGCTACGTCAAGGACTGGGCAGAGGGCTTTGTCAGCCAGATCTGTTCGTTCCCCGAGACCACCCATGATGACCTCGTGGACGCCTGTACGCAGGCCCTGCGCTATCTGCGCGACGCCGGGTGGCTGGAGATTGACCCACCGCCCAACGACGACTGGGACGAGGACGACTTTGCCGACAGCGGCAAACAAAAGCGAGTCAACCCCTATGCGGCCTGATCAAGCTGTGGTACAGTGGCGCTGTTGCCATGGAAAGCGACAGACGAGAGCCGTTACTCATGCCTTCGCCCTAGGTCAAAAGCCCGGGGTTTCCATCGAAGGCAGTAGTAACGGCTTTTTGCATTTCCACAGTGACTCGGACACCATGCGGTACGTCGGTGGTGGAGTCTTAAACAACCCTGTGACACGAGCAAGCCATAGCAGGGGCGGTGGGCGAATTCCCAGAGCCGGGCGGTTGAAACAAGTCTGGGATAGCGTAAGCGACGACTGGCTCCATACAGAGGATCGTCGAG